CTACCATTACTAGTGGTATGTTTATCTTCACACTTACTAACATATAATTCTTCTATTGTTTCCCAACTATTACTTCTTCTTTCTACTTCGCCATCTATAGTTAAGAAGTATTTATATGATGAAGGGTATGTCAGGGTCTCAGTTGTACCATCTGGGTAACTCTTTGTACGAGTAGCACCGGGAGTAGTATTCCTGTATACCTTAATATCATGACCCTGAGCACACCTTCGAATCAACATTAAGCTACTTCTACCTCTTCAGGTTTAGCTAATGATTCTCTAAGCATATTGATGAACGCTTCCTTACCTACAGATAACTGGTCAGCTATAAACTGATTGCTGTTCTGTTTGTTCTGAATGTCGTTAATATGATTTACCATCATCTTTTGCTCATCAGTCATATCCTCAATGATATACTCTTTATCATCTAGGTTCAAGACTGGCTTCTTTTCTTTTTTTGCCATTATTGACTCCTTGTTAATTAATCTTTACTTGCTTCGTATGATGCTTTTATCTCATCTGTCCATAATGCACCAGCTAGTGCCTGTAATTCATCGGACTCTGCACTTACATCAGCATCGCACATAAACGATGTTCTGTGATACTTGTATGAGATTTCTGCACCATCTTCCATTATTGATATTTTTGTTCGTTTTTGAATTGTTTTAAACTCGCCTCGAATTTCGTAATCGTCTTTTGTTTCTTTTGTTAAAGCCATTTTATTGTTCCTTATTAATTATCCAATTAAGATGTAAAATATGTAAGAGTAAATGCTAAGTTCCATGCACCATCTACATTAGCATGAGTTAGATAGGCAAATGTATCGTCATCTGCTACATGAGCTATTCTAAAAAATGAACTATTTTCTTCAATATATATAAGTAACTTATTACTATCTATATTTGCATCACCATGACCAGATAAATAGACGCTTGTACTTACTGATTTACCAGCAGTATCTGTAAGGTCTGCACTATCAAATGGCAATGAAAACCTTATTTCACCTGAAGTGCTATTATCTGAAGCTATTCTAATTTCACCAGTATAAGTTACTTGCCTACCTATCTTAGTGTAAGAAGTTCTGTCGAAAGAAGTATTTAACACAAAATTACCTGAACTTGAACCAGTTATAGATGGTGTGTATAGTCCTTCCTCGTAATCATCTAAAGCATTGTCATTACTATTTCCAACTTGTGTCGCTGGAAACCTAATTGCACTTGCATAAACTTGAGCTTCCCCATCTGATGCACATAGGACAGCAGTTACATCTGAATTACCGAGAACGACTGAATTGTCTCCTGCACCAGTTGCAGTAGCACCAATTACTATTTCGTTAGTTCCTCCAACTGCACTTGTTCTTGCTTGTTGTCCAATAGTTACATTTTTAGTTCCAGTAGTAATATTATCACCTGAATATATACCAACTGCAACGTTGTTATCACCTTCAGTAACTGCACCTAAACTAGCATAACCTATAGCAGTATTTTGTAATGCCCCATCTAATGCTCCATCAAGAGAATAATTTCCTATAGAAACATTTTTAAGGCATTGAGCATTTGCCCATTGACCACCTTGAGATTGATAACCTATTGCAATATTATCTTTTGAATCGCCAGAAGTAGCACCACCCTGAGCGTTACCTATTGCATTATGACCAATAGCTATATTCCTATCACCACTTATTATTTCATCCATAGCTTGGTGACCAAGAGCAACATTGGAACTTCCAATTGTAATCTGCGAACCAGCTTGGTAGCCTACTGCCGTATTAGTAGCACCCGTTGTCAAAGCTTTAAGTGATGAATGTCCTATCGCAACTGTTCCATTTGTTGCAGTAGTCGTTCCTGTAGAATCATTATCACTTCCAAGAAACGCCTCATAACCTATAGCAACACAATTTGCAATGTTATCGCCGGGATTATTATCCATGTTCGCCATTGCTTTGTATCCAATCATAACATTTTGAGTTGAACCATGAATATTTCTACCAGCTTTCCATCCTATTACAACATTAGCACTCCCATCCGTATCGGCACTAAACGCTTGGTAACCCATTACAGTATTGTATGCTCCTGTATTGACATCTTCAGAACTTTGATAACCTATTGATGTATTCCCAGCACCTGAAGTCAAGGCATAAAGAGCCTTATAACCTATTCCAACTGCTCCATCAGCATCAGAAGTAACATTGCCATTATTCATAGCTTCATTTCCTATAGCAACTGCATATCCTACACTAACAGCACTACCTAACGAAGCAAAACCTATAGCTGTATTATCGTGGGCATCCGTACCAGCATCTAATGAATTATAACCTATTGCTGTATTATTACCTCCAGTTGTAATTGAAAGTAATGAGTTTGCTCCTACTCCAGTATTATTACTATGACTACTTCCGTTATCTGATAATCCTGACTGACTACCTATAAACGTGTTACTGCTTCCAGTTAAATTTCCAAGTCCAGCGTATCTTCCTAAATAAGTATTGGCATCTCCAGTAGTAAGTTTAAAACCTGAAGCGTGTCCAATAGATGTATTATTCAGACCTCCACTAACTATATCATTACCAGCTTTCCATCCAAGCAAAGTATTCCCACTTGTACTATCTGAACCACCAGTACCACCACTATCATTATTACTTAGTGAGATTCGGGAGTTGTCATCAAGAACTAATCTCTTAGCACTTCCAGTAACTAAATTTATAACACTTGCTCTAACTCCAAATCCAACCAAAGCACTACCAGCAGTATTAATAGTTTGTATTGTAGGAACATTATCCGTTTCTCCAATTCCAGATGACAAAGTAAATACTTTATCTGTATCTGCTGAAATAGTCATAGGAGTTGTAGTAGAACCATTAACAGTTACATTACCAGCAAATGTGGCGTTTTGGTCTCCCATAATTGTAAAAACATTGTCAGAGCCACTTCGCACTTGAAATAATTGTACACCTGCATTTGTAGTCGCACTTTTAATTAAAGCCCCAGCACCAGTTGAAGATGTGTTTTCAATTCTAGCTCCCCAATCAGAACCAACAGAGCCTTTTACTCCTAATAATTCACTAGCAGTAAAAGCTGATGATATTGCTACTCTACCAGCGAATGTGGCGTTTTTGCTCTCATCAATTATTAGTGCTGGGTCACCTAAAGCAGTTTGTGGTGTCATACTCGATGAACTATTATTTACATAAAATTGAAGTCTACTATTATAACTACCAGCAGAATTATATCTATTGGTAAATATTCCAGCTTGTACAGAATTGTCATCTGTAAAAATCATTCCAGTCAGTAAGTCTGTTGCTGTTGCACTACCATAATCTCTATTAATTTCTAATGCACTTATAAACTCACTAGCAGATGATTCAGCTTTAGTTATTTTTACGTTACCACTAAATGTGGCGTTTTGTGAGTCATCAATTTGTAATGCTTGAGTTGATTCTGTAAAAAATCTTAAATAGTTACCAACAGTAGAACCAATTATTTTATAAGAACTATCTCCAAACTGAATTGCAGAGCCACTACTTACAGTTAAATTTCCTGAAGTATCTATTGTTAATCTAGTGCCACCATTAGTAAGAAAGTTTAAACTATGATTACTTGATGTTCCTATTAAGCCTTTTGCGGATTGTGATTGCATAAATATACTAGCACCACTTGTTCTTGTAAGTTCAAATTCTGCATTACCTGAAGATACAATGTCTAAATTATGGTCTGGACTCGCAGTTCCTATACCTACATTGCCATTTGACAATGCAGATAAAACTTCATTAGACGTGCCATTACCTTGAACTTTAAAAGCTGGAGTAGTGTCATTTGCAGTAGACCTAATTAATAATCCATAAGCTACTGCTTCCATCATAGAAGTCCATTCACCAGCATCAAGTTGAGTAATATGCAAACCTTTTACATTTTGACCATCTGTTACATTTATTACTAACCCTCCACTTATTATTTCATCGTAAGCTCCTACACCATCACCATTAACAGTTAAGTCACCATTAATAGTTACGTCACCCCCTATAGTACCACCTACAAGGTTTACGTTTAATCTGCTGTTGTCATCGTCTAAAGCCGCATTTAAGGCTTCTTGTGTTGTATGAGAAAATGCATTGACTGCATTACCTGAAGAGTCTAGAAGAACTTTGTTAAGAACTTCTTTTGTTGTAAACTTATTTATGTCTGACATTGTTTATCCTATATTCCTCCACCACCGCTTTAAAAGCCTCTATATTGGTTAAACTAAATTCGGTACTTTGACGACTCTTGAGCCACCAGTCTTATCCTTTTTGCGGACACCATACCTCTGTATAGCTTCTTTAAAATTTCTTTCATGCTTAGTCGCCATAGCCATTGACGCTTGCATAACATTAGGGTCTGCTGTTTTACCAGCCTTATCCATGTATAAACATTTCTTAACATAGTCTACTACAGAAAGCTCAAGTGCATTATCTATATCTAAACTATCTGTTATGGCAGTTACACTATTTGGCTCTGCGTAGTAATGCAGTAATATACCATTAGTTACAGACTCTGCTATTGCTTTAAATTGTTTTCTCGCTGTAGTTCTTCCGCTACCAGATGAATCTACTTTAGTTACTAACGCTAATGCATCTCCTTCTATAAAATACATTGCATCATTTTCTGGGTATTTAATATTGCTTGCCATAATTAATCCGGTGCGTTTACGTTATCTTCACTTGTTGCATCAGCTAATAATAAATTCTTATCAAGTAACCTAGGTATTTGTATATAGTCACCTTCATTGTCCATTAGGTAAACTCTTAATATATGATTAGCTTCTAACTTATTATTACTTGAGTCTTGAGCTCCATCTGCTAAATTGTAATACATTTTATTTGCAGTTGTACTTATCTTAGCGTGAACAACTTTTGTTTTAAACATTCCTATTTCTACTAAAGCATCATTAATTAAATTCATAATATAAGCTTCAGGAGCATCTGGGAATACAAGTCTTACTCGACTTATTAATTCTTTTACACTTATTGAATGTACTGCCATATTAGTTTACTAGCTGTGCTAGTCCTTTACTATAATCATCTTTTAATTGAGCTAACATAGGACTATATAATTCTATATCTTCTTCTGTAGCTAATAATTGTTGAACTGCTTTTATACAAGCATATAAGACTACTAGGTACTCAGCTTCATCTGGAAAGTTAGCTATAGTAGAAACAGCACTTGCATCTACAGTAGGATAAATAACGTGATGAACTCTTCCTACTTGACTAGATGTAGGTTCTGGATAAATTTCTAATATATTATCTAATATTAAATATGCTGGGTCTGTAGTACTTGCTGCTTCCATATCAGAAGAATCTTGTATCCTACCTCTTTTATAAACAGGAACTAGCCTACAAGGTTGGTCTATAGTTCCATCATATCTAAGAACATCTAAGACTAATCCTTTTGTATCTAAAGTATCAAGACTAGGTGTAACATCGTTTAAGGTAGTTAAATCAGCACACTTTAATAATAACTGAGGAGGTAGAGAGTTTATAATCTCTTTACATCCAGCAGTCATAAAATCATCCATAGCTGTTTGGTCATTAAATGTACCTATAATATCTTGTATCTGTACGTCAAAGTTAGCCATTAAATAGCACCTGCTTGACCTGCCTGTTTAATTCTGTCTTTCCAAATCTTATTAGTATTTTTATTTCTACTTTTTGCTGACTTTGCAATATGGTCGTCCATACTCATTGTCGAAAATTCTATATCACTTCTCTTACCAATCTCACTTTGCATAAACATATTAGTTGTGTATGCAGGTTCAGAAGCTTTGCTTCCACACTTTCTACAGTAGAACCATTGTTCTGGGTTTGGACTTTTACATTTTACACAATTCATATTTTCCTTTAGGATTTTGGGGGTCACCCTTTATTCGATAACCCCCACAGTTCCGTACTGTTAACTTTATTTATTCAGTTTATTTAAGACCTATACCAAAAAAGTCAAGTCTTAACACTAAAGTGTTAGCTCCGGGGTCAGCAGATACAACAATCTCAACTTCGTCAGCAGTTGCTAATGCACCATCTATACCGTTTCCAGTTCCTCTTAACCCATTACAAGATAAGATTCCCTTAAAACCAGCACTTTGACCTACTGCTAAAGCAGCTCCATCTACATAATCATCAGTATCAGCATCATTACCTACGTCTACAAGATTACATGCATTGGTACTAGCATTTTCAGCTGTAACAGCAACCCAAGTAGGCATAAAGTGAGCCGGCATAGCTATTGCACTTTCTTTACCTGTAGTAGCACTATCAGCTACTGTTATTTTAGTTGTGTATTGAGTTAGCTTCCATTCGTGACTTAATCCTAATTCACCTTCACTTCCACTATTGCTATTTATTACACTTGCTCTAGCCATAATTAAACTCCTTCTAAGTTAATTAAGTAGTGAGTCTCTGGAAGACTAACTTCTAAACCAGCTTCAGTCATAATCATATCCTTACGTAAATCTTCATCTGCTGATTGTACGTTAGTCATAATTTGAGTATCACGGTTAACACCGTTACCAACTAATGGTCTGTAAGCTACGTGGTCTAAATCAACCATACATAAGAAACCTGAAGCGTGCCCTCTAAATAAAGGCTCTTTGACTAAATTCATTTGTCCATGAATTGTATCAACACTTAAGATTCTATGACCGTATGAACCTTGCTTTTCAGAAAGGTTGTAACGAAGATTTGAAACATCGTTTACAGCGGTTGAAGTTCCAGCTTGCATTGTAGTGTTTAAGAAAGCATCTGCACCTAGTTTATTAAAGAATGTAATAACAGGTAAACTTGCTAAGGCTAACTTTGAATCTCCACCACCACGAGCTGGGTCATAGACAACTTCGAAATCAGATAGAAGTCTGTCATATGTTAACTCAGAAGCTTCTGAGCTTCTAAAATATGGCGCTCCTGAAGAGTAAGATAATGCTGTATCACCAGTATTAGCTGTACCATTTTTGATAATGTGACCTGCAATACCTTCTGAGTATTGTATTCCACCAACGCTTGCACGTTGACCAAAAAGCATAGCTCTTTCGATGTCTACTTTATGCTCACGTAGTTTAAGATTCCAAATTCTTTGGAACTCATCTTCGTAACCACGGTATCTAGTTGCTCTAGCTGTATTAGACATTTCACAAGCTGTTTTAAAGATTTGTGTAAATCCAAAATCATCTTCTAACTCTTGTGAGAAAACATCTGGTGCTCCAGAACCTTCTCCAAAAGATGTACCGATAACTTGACAACTTGTATCGTTTGCACCTGTTTCTACTTCTTCATCTTTAGATGAAATTGTTTTACCAACAAAGCTAGTAGTAGTACCATTATCTACAGGTGCACTTTCGATTCTAACTATAATTGTTTCAGGTGAATTAGTTTCTTCATATCCTACTGCAAAAACCATTCCCTTCATTAGCCAGTCTTGACTTCCGTCACTTGCATCTACTGTGTATGTTAATGAAGAACCGGATACTGGTATTGAGTGTGAACCAACCAGTAAAAAACTTCTATCTGTCATAGAAATTTTAGAACGGTCTTCTAAAAATCGGAATTGTGGGTCATCCGTAGGGACTTTAGCTACCTTTGAAAGATATACGAAGAATGGAGATTCCTCTGGAGCTAAGTCAGCGACACGGTCTGAGAAGTTGAATAATCTCCGGGAATGATAATCTGTATTAGATGCACCCGGAGTTCCAACATTTACAATTCCTGAATTGTAATTTGCCATTTAAGACTCCTTGAGTTTAGTATTGTTTTCTATTAGATACTCCCATAACTCCAGACCATACATTATCTATTTCATTAGGTTGCTCAGGGCTAGCACCTTGCACGACTCCAGCCGTAGGTGCAATCTTCTGAGTCCTTTGAACAGCTTCTAAGTTAGGAGATACTTTTTGCTCTCCTCCCTTATACTTTCTATATACATCAACTAACATATCAATAGGAAGTTCATCCCTAGGATTTGTTGCAAATTGTATAAAGTCATCAGCCATTGCAGGGTCTTCAAAACCATGCTTAGTAGCAAGGTCTTGTTTTAAGTTATTAAGAGCCATCTGTTTTTGTAATCCTGAGAACTGCTCTTGAACAGCGTTGTTCACAAGATTCTTTTCTTGGCTTACCCTCATTTCATACGAAGGTGAACCGGGTTTGTAGTAAGCTTCCCATGGGTCAAAAGCATCTTCACTTAGTTGCTCCTGCTTAGGTTGCTCTTCTACTTGTTTGCCTCCACTTAAAGTGTTTCTCATAGCTTCAACAACGTCAGGTCTTTGTTCTAAAACTTTACCTAACTGTTGATACTTGCGAAGTTCCTCGACTTCATTATTGAGCTTTTCATACTCTGCTGTTTTCCTGTCATACATTGACTGAAACTTCTTAGCGTCATCAATAGGTTGTTCATATCCCTGCTCTGCAGGTTGACCTCCTACTTGTTCTGGCTCAACAACTTGTTCTAAAACTTGACCTTCCACACCTTCTATTGTGTTAGCGTCTCCGTTCATAGCGTCTTCCATTTTATTCCTCGATTTCTTTTATTATTAGCATCACCTTTTGCAGATGTCTATAAAAGCAGAACCGTGGAAATGTCCCCACTACTTCTGTTTTCAATTTCTTACAACTCCTTCTTCTGTGTCAACTATTCTTTTTAGATTATCAACCTGAACTTTGGTTTTAAACTTAGTATCATTTTGAATTTCATTAAGCCTTGTCTTGAACTTCTCAGTTTCTGTCCTCTTCCTTGAGCTTACTGCTTCACGCTCTGCGGTTTGAAGGTCTCCACTAAGTTTCTTAACTTGAGCTTCTAGTTGTTGTACATAAGATTGCAACTGAGACATCTGTCCCTTTCGTTGTAAGACACCTTGTTTGTCAAAGATTTCAGTTTTCTTTAAAACCTCGACATCGTCTACCAGATTCATCTTAAAAGCCTCAAGGTACATATTGTATTCTGCTACCCTGTTTGATGGCAAAGTTGAACCGGATATGATTCTCACATCATAATGCCCTATCGTGATGTCATTTTGTATGGCATTAAGTTCCTGACTTTTATCATCATACATATTAACTGTATACTCAGTAATATCATTATTTGGTTGTATGATTCTAAACGTCTTTGCGTAAGTATAGTGACCTTTAGCTAGATTGTAAACATTACGACCTAACCTAGTCAAACTTCCTTCTATATCCCTAAGCTTAGATTTACCACGAGTCTCACCCATTTCGGCAAGCATTGCAGTTCCTCTTACTGTCTCAGGAGCACCCTCTCTAAATCCCTGCATTAACTCTGGGATTCCCATACTTAAATCTATATAATGTTCTATTCTACTTATTAAGTTGTAGAACTCATTAGATAATGATTGTGGGGCAGGAAAGTGCGGTGCACCGAATTCAGGATTATAAGGTATTACTGCGTTGGGTTTTGCCCAGTCCTGTTCCAACTGCCCCAAATCATCTACGCTCCCTTCCGGGACTAATAACTTTAGTCCAGCAGAAGCTTGAGCGTGCGAGAGGGTGAGAGAGAAAAGCTTGTTTAAAAGTCTTTGTGAATCTTTAACTTTAGATATGTCAGACTTTGGATATGGTGTACCAGTCCATATATTAGGAACTGGAACAATAGGGTATATATCTGTATTTAATACTTGTTCGTATAGTAAAACGTCACCAGCAGTTGCTGTGACTTTAATTCTTGTTTGCACTACTTCTACTATTTCTATCATGCCAGCCTTCATTAGTAGCTGTGCTTGTTCATTCTGTAAAAATCTTTCGTACTTATCTATATCTAATATAGACTCAGCTCCATCCTGTTTATTAAATACACGATAGAATGGTACTTTAACTTTTGTAAATCTTTCTAGTATCCTATACTTGTTAACTCTATTGTATTCAGATTCATATGTAGAGTCTGGAGTGAAAGACTTAGAGCTATTTCTCTTGCCGGAAGATGGGTAGTCTTCTTCATCATAGTAAGACTCTAAATCATCTATAATAGATTCTACCTGTGGATACATATTAAGTATCTGGTCTTCTGTAAGTATAGTAGATAAAATAATACCCGAAGCATCGTCAGCGTATCTGTTTCTAGATGCTGGGTCTACGTAAACACGGAAAGGGTCTATGTACGTAATCTTTACTTCACCTCTTCCGTAGTCTGCTTCTGGGTCTATATAAGAATAGAAGTACCCCATGCCTGCAGTAGCGTAATCATGTACAGCTTGTTTAAATTGAGTATCACCATCAGAGATGTCCCATACGTACTCTAGTAAAGTTCTCCAGACGTTAGACATTCTACTATCTGAATCTTCTCTACCAACTGCACTATACTTGGGAGAACGAGATGTAAGTAAAGACTTAAGCTTTTCTATAGCAGCATATACTCTGTCAATAACAAAGTCGCCTTGACCTACTGCTCTTAAAGCATCTGACTCTTCTTGTGAATAATGGTTACCTAAAAAGAAGTCTACTGCGTCACGGGCTTCTACATCCCAATCTGCTCTAGCATCTTTCCATTGTCTCCAAAGCTGTCTGTTAACTTCGGAATGTTTTACCTCGTTACTCTCTAACTCTCTTATACTAGAAATAGCTATACCTTTTCTTTAATCTTATAAATTTAAGGAAAATTATTAACTTATGCAAGTTTTATTTAAATCTTTTGACCAGTAATCCAAGAGATAGTTCTCTTAACTGTTTCAACCTTATGAGATTTAGTTTTATCTTGTTTAAACTCTGAGGCTTCAAACTTTTTACTAAGAGGAGGTCTGGATTTATTTACAGCATACCATAAGCCATCTAAGACATCATCGTTCTTTCCTTTAGGAAATTGAAACATCTCATCTACTAAAGCTGTGTGCTTTCTTTTTATAAACATCTTACGTCTATTTACTATAGGAGCAAGCAATGACTCAAGCCTGTCTTCTTTCTTAATACCAGTTGGAGGTCTAACTCCTAAAGCTATACCGGGTGCAACCTTTCTATCTTGACCTGTCATCCTATTAACAGCATCTTTAATTATACCTTGAGCTCCTACATGTTCAACATTAACTCTTTTTACAGGAGAATATTCTTTAGCATACTTAAATATTTCTTCAGGCATATCATATAGAGGTATATGTTCACGCATATAGTCAATAACGTATATATTTCTATCACTATCTATAGCTATAACCATTATCATTTGATAGTCACTTGATGCAGTAGACTCGTATGCTAAGTCAACACCAATATAAATATTAACAGGTATAGCTTCTTTGCTATTAACCAAGTAAGCATAATTGTTTTTACTTTCAAATTCATGGTCGTAATACTCTAGTCTATCTGTTTTGAACTTAGCGTTCTCTAAATCTCTTGCTTCATTTAAATATTCTTGTGCAAACTTATGGGATAAGCCTACATCTTCAAACCTTCTACGTATATCATCTAGTTTTTGTTTAGAAAAGTATGAACTCCATAATACATTACCATCAGCGTCTATAGCCTTATGATACATTACATCCCATGCATACTTTCTTTTATCTCTGGTTGCTTCTGTGTAGCCATCGTATATACTCTGCAGAAAAGAATCATAGTGAACTATAGTACCAATTAACCATATAGAACCCTCATTACCTGCTGAGTTCTCTAGAGCTGGCTCAACTGTAGACATAACCCACTCTTTAATCTCTCTTCTCCTGTCTGGAGTCTTTGTGTTTAACTCAGACTCAAAGTCATCAAGTATAATTTTAGTATACCTAAGACCTAATTGAGACCTACCACGTAATCTTTGAGACGTTCCTTTAGCTATAACCCTATCTCCTTTACTAGTAGTAAACTCTTTCTCTGTCCATTTACTACCACGTAAGTCTCCAAAGTAATAATTTAATGCAGGGTTCATCTCTATATGGTTCTGCATATACTTTATATGGTCTATAGCCTGTGATTGTTCTTCTGCTACCCAAGCTATAAACTCTTTCTTTCCTTCAGGGTTAAAGTATAAATGGTATAGTAATGCTGTTTTAGCTAAGGTGGACTTACTATGACCCCTAGGTAATATAATACAATTTCTTTTCTTGTCTGGGTGTAGTAGTAGTTCACTTAATTCGTAATGGTATGGGGCAGGGGTAGACTTCATATAGTCTTCAGGTAGGAATAGCTGACCAAAGGAGACTACATCCTTTCTAGCCAACTCTAACACTCGTTCCTTTTCAGAAACGTTGTGTTTGTTTATGTTAAATGTATTAGCTTCTGACATTTATCTGAATACCAGTCTTTACCCGGAACTTCTTGAAACACTCCTGTGCTTTGAAGTAACAATGTCCCTATAGTATACATCCAAGCTTTTACCTTCTTATCGCCTTTATAAGCTTCAACTAGTCTTCTTTCATATAATCCAGAGTCTACTCCTTCATATACATCGTAGTTATCTATATCTTGCTCATCTACGTCTACAACCTCTACAACCAAGTCACTAGCATCTTGATTAGGCATTGCAACAGGATAGTTTCTATGACCGGGAAAGTATAAGTTAAACCCATCTACCTTCCACGTTTCTCTCTTACCATCACGTAGAGTTCCGTATACTGCTAGTTTATTTGTCTTCATCAAATCTATTTTTATAATTCCAAAAGTCTTTAACGTCTTCTATGTATCCAGTATCAAACTTCTCACTATACACTTGATACTCATAGAATAACTCATATATCTCATTAGCTATGTATTCCCTAGATAAACTATCATCTAGCTTGTTTTCGTTTTCGTTTGCATCTTCTAATACCTGTATGCATACCTCATATAGGTTCATTTGTCTTCCGTCCTTTCAGCTTTCGCTATTTGTTTTACATTGTTCCCACCTATTGCATCTAACTGCTCTGGAGAAAACCCTTGAAATAAGGTAACAGACTCTGACTTCTTCTCTGTATCTCTCATACCTGCTATAGCTACTAGCTCTTTAAGCAATGAGACCTTATCACTATCTCTAGAACCATCCGACTCAATGATGTCTTTCATCTTTTCTAATATGTAAAGAGGCGTTATCTCAGCCTCATTCATTACCTTTTCTATTTCTTCTTTAATCAAACCTTGTACCCTCTTCGTACTCATTAGTATTTTAGCTTCTCTTTCTGCATAACTCCTGTTTTCTGTAGGGTAAGCAGTTAAGAAGGCATCTGTTATGTCATCACCCTTAGCTACGTACTTAGCAAATAAAAACTCTTTAGACGTAGGCTTAACTCTTTCTTTATTTATATCATACTTTGATTTATCTTTACCAAATGTATAGATATTGTTTTTCATTTTTCCCTTCATCTTAGTAGAAGGCTTACAAACATAAGAACCTATTACAGTTCTGATATAATAGTTATAAATTTTTTTTCTACCAGAAGCTTTTAATCCACCTCTTTTAAGTATCATACAGACTTGACCATCATCACATAGAACCCAATCACCCTCTAAACCATTCCTCCAATCAGTAATCAGAGGTTTATTTGGCATATAACGCTTAAACTCTTCTTCATCTTGGAATAGAGGGTGTTCCATATTCTTAATCTTTCTAGTCTTCACTTAGCTCTTAATACCTTACCATTTACTGTACTAACTCCATTTACAATCTGATGAACAGTAACATTAAAGTTTCTATTAGGGTGAAAGTCTACAATAGCAAAAGCATGTTGCCAGTTGTGTTCTCTATTACCCAACCAAGCATTAGCCTCTGCTCTCATATCTTTTAAACAACCAATAGACCAAGCAGATTTAACTCCATCCATGTGTGTTACCGAAGATTGCTGGATGTCGTGATGATGTCCATACATAACATTACCCCCAAGACGTATGAGATGATTACGAGTGTGATGTACGCCTGCAAAATGATGTC